AGTTCTACCAGCACCTCCATCACTTAATGCTCTCATTCTAAGTTCTATATTAGCACCATTAGTTGTTTCTTCTAAATGTAGCTTAGTAGCTGGAAAAGTACCTGCCGATGCTCCAATTCCGACCCGTGAGTTCGTAGTATCTACTACAAATACATCCCCACCATCTGAGTTCTTGCGGACAAGGAATGCTTCGGTATCGGTTACATCAATTACTTGCGTACCTTCTAAAATCTCATCAAATGATAAACTACCACCACCAGATACGGTTAAGTCACCGCTTATAGTTAAGTCACCATCTATTGTGCCACCATTACCGAAATCTTCGACAATGGCTTTGAGCATTGAACTCTGCATCAGATTTCCACCACTTTGACTGCGCCAGTAGTTGTACTGGTTGAGTTATAATTGAAATAAACTGTATTACCAAAACCCTTTGGAACAGTTATAAAAGTAAGAGTGTTTTTTGGAATCACTAAATCATTTGCTGCGGTTACGTCGGTAGTTGTTGTAGAAAAATTAAAATAAATTTCTACCGCAGAATAAACTCCTACTGTAGCTGTACTTGATGATAATAATTTATGGGTTGTGTTTGCGACGTTGGCTGAACTGCCAGCGGTTCCTGCGGCTGAGACCGTCCAGACTCCTCCAACTGTTGCATTTAAGGCTTCCTGGACTGAATGTGTATGTAAATCTGCCATTTTTTCTTCCTCTCTAAGGTTTGACTACCGTGAACGAGACCGTTTCAGGGGTAGAGTTATTTTTTGATCATTTTTTTTGCTGCTTTCTTTACAGCTTTCTTAATAGAACGCTTTTTAACGGGCTTAATATAGGGCATATCGCTATGTTCTCCCTGTACCCTTATAAACCCATGACTTTTAAGTTCATCGAGTTTTTCGGGGTGTTTTTTAAAGACATCATCCTCAAGCCTTTCCATTCTTCCAATTTTTGGTGATTTCCAATATTGCATAGTTTCTCCATTAGACTCAGGGGGTCAGACCAACCAACCCCCTAAGTCATTTGTCATCCTGGAATTAATCTACGTTAGTAAATTTAACTCCTTTGATATTATCAGAATCATCGAGAATCTTGGCTCCGTACACCATATCGGCGACGATTTTGGTTCCAAGAGCATCAATGGAATATTCCGATTGAACACGAACATCCTGTTGAACGGCGCAAACTCCAGCAGACTTGTGGAATATAGCCCCTGCTATTGTTGAGCTTGTTCCAGCGGTGCTGACTGTATTAGACATATAGACATCAATGCCGTATAGACTTCCAACCATTCCAGAACGCATACCTCGATTACCTTCACCAACTGCGTCATTACGAATAAAGTATTGAGCAATTCCAGCAGAAGGATTCAAGATGTCGGCGAATAAGGTTGGATTAACAACCATTGCACATTCACCATCCATATAAGGGACATCGTTTTCGCCTAAAGTAGCAAGTGTTGATTCAAACACTGCTGCCGTTAAAGTATCATCGGCAGATAATGCTTGAGATTGATTTAAGCCATCTAATTCAGCCCAAATATCAGCATCTAATTGTCTTGCTAAAGCCTCACCCATCATACGAGTGTACTTTTCAACAAGGTCAGCTTCAGATTGAATGAGCGTAATATCCTCAAATAATTTTCCAACATATTTATGTTTATTTAAGGAGAGTTGAGTTTCGGTTGTTGCAGTTGCATCATAAGAAACATCTGAACCAGCCGCTTTATCTGAAGCACTCGCAATAGAGATTTCGGGGACATGAACCACATCGCCATATCCTTTTGATCCTACCAGCGCAGAATAATCTTCGATCAATCCTCTGAACACAGTTTTACGTTCAAAAAATTTATAGATGCCGTCACTCCAGATTTCAGGAATGAAATATTGTTCAGTAGTGTTTGTTGCTGCACTACCTTGATAATGTTTAGCCATTTTTTAAATTTACCTTTTAATATAGCCCTGTAGTATATCGCCCCAATTTGAACGCCTTTCTTCAGCGGTCATATCCACCCAATTTTTATTGGTAGGATTAGTTGATCGTGCAGGGGTTCCACTTGTAGGGACTACATTATTAATTTCTTGATTTAGTTTATCAGTTAAAGTACGAAGTTGAGTCACGGATAAATCTCCGAATGATTCTTTATCTTCATCACTTAATGCGTTAAGCAGTTCATCACGATAGGCTTCTTCAGCACTCTTCAGTCTATTGTAGTCGGTTTCCATTGAATCTATATGACTTTGTCTTTTCTCGGCAATTTCTTTCCATTCGTTTTGTTCTGCCAATCGTTCATCTTCTTGCTTTGATATGCCAGATTGCAATTCAGCAAGTTTAGTCTCTGCTTCTTGTGCCCTGTTTCTATACTTCTTGCTCTCTGCAATCGCAGCACCCAACTCAGGACTGATCTCAGGTTCTTGCTTCTGGCTATTAGTTGCCACCTCTTGTGCGGTATCTTGCACGGCTTCTTTGTTTAGTTCAGACATTCTGTCCTCATTTTATTATGTTTAAATTAAGTCATAAAATATATTTTTAAAAAATAAGATTTGTACATTTTACTTTTCCGTGTATGTATGGGCTACCAATTGACATTTACAATTAGAACCACATACACTGAACCCCGATTGTGGCAATCCTATATTCGCTATTTCTTCTAAGGTTCCTATCTCATCATGTCTCATAGCACAATCATCGCATATATTCTTACCCCTTGTTTCCCATCTAAACTCTTTTACGCCCGCTTGTTGAAATTCGCTCATGGCTGATGTATTAGCGGAATAGGTGACTCCATTTCTAACCGTGGATTTGAATTGATTTTTTAATGAACCGAATATTCTACCTCCAGTTCGTAGGTCATTTAAAAGAACATCTTTAATTGCTTGATTTGTCATTCCTGTTGCAAGCATTGTGGATACAGTCGTGTTTATCTCGATTGCTTTTGTAGCCGCAACTCCTGATAACTGGTTAGACAGGATAATCGTCATTGAATCTTCTACGGGTTCAGGCACGGATCAACTCTCTATTGATTCTATTTTCAACCATTTTTAGGACACGCCCTTCAACTGTCTTAGATATTCCAAACCATTCTCTTTTAGGTAATCCTGGATGATTTACTTTCTTAGTATATACTATCCCATCTGCGGTTTTAAATCTAAGAGACTTTGCTGTTTTTGGGGTAATAGTATAAGGACTTGTTCCAGCTTGATGAAATTTCCCTACATCTTTTTGAGTTACCGATGTCCCTGGATATTTTCTTTTGTCTCCTGGAGATATTGTTACAATCTGTTTTTGCTTAGTTGCTTTTTTAACATTCAACCTTCTCATCTTGTCAGAATCAACTAATATCTTACTATGTCCTTTACTGGCAACTGTATTAGGGCTTAATGGTGTCATGCTTCTCCCATCTACTCCTAACCCCCTATCTAATCTATCAATATGATCTTGCCTAACAATGAACCCACCTAAATTCAATTCCTTAGAGATGTCAAATTTAATTTTTTTTAGATCAAATTTCTTATCAATTCTTATATTAGTTTTCATCAAGTACCCTCTTTGCAAATTTCTTACCAACCTTACTGGCTTGCTCTATCTCATCAATATGCTCTTTTAAAAAAGCATCTCCAAGTAAAAGCATATATCCTTCAGGGTCTTTTAATAGTTCATCTAAATTAATAACATCTAAAATCTTTTCAGCGTTCTCTGATACAATATCTTCTAAAGCTTGTAATTTATTTAGATGTTTTTCAATTAATTGTGCCAAGTTTTCTTAATCCTTCAAACGCTGGTTGAACAGGTTGGGTTGCTTCGGCTGTGATCCTTGCTTCTTCTCTTACTTCACCCATTTTAGAATCCAATTCTTCATCAGTCATATCGGGATTGAAATATAATAACAATTCCTTTTGAGTCATTATACCCTTAGCGAGTTTCCAATCAAGCCATGCACGTTCCTCTTGGGGTGACATAGGATAAGATACTTCACCGAAATCAACAGCGTAATCTTCAGACAAACTTAATAATCCGTGCTTTTCAAGGATTGTTCTGTCAATTAAATATCTGCTATGCTCCCACTCTCTAAACAAGGACTCATCTGTTTCTCTTGATTCTAAATTTTCTATTTCTAAAATTCTCAATGCTTCACCACTCGGAGTATTACCGCCTGATTCGCCCCATCTAATTCTGAGTTGATTGTTCTCAGCAGTTTGATTTGCCATAGACTTAACCGCTTCAATGAGTTCGGTTAATGTACCGCCTGGAGTAACGTAAGAGAAAGATGCTCCTTCAGGCAGGATTAAGGCATGGTCAATTCCACTTTTTAGTTTAGCTTGCCCTTCTTCAATACCAGTAAAGACTGGTTGCCCTAATCTGAACCTAACACTCAAGGCGATTTCAGTCATAGCCAAACCTATATGCAGCCCAGCCCTTACAACGTCATAAGCATTAGAAGTGTATTCAACCTTACTGATAGGATTAATTCCATAAGGGTTAGTCATGTCTTCATTACCAGTTACTGCATATCTTTGACCTTTCTCATTAAACTCAAAGTGCATCCCTGGAATACCGTCTCTATCTTCACTCCAGAATACATATCTCTTTTTAGTGCCAGTCGATTCTATTTCATAGGCATAACCATAAGGCTCTGAATCACCAGTAAAATAAAACTCTTTGACATGGGGTAGGACTTCGTATTCAATTCTTTGCTTTCTTTCATTAAATCTCGTTTTCATCCAACAACAACCCAGCAACCAACCTAACTCAGCGAACTCCCTTGTCTTGCTGTTTATCTTATAAGTAACAGCATTGTATTCTTCACTCACTTCTCCTCCAATTAATCTTTGGGGAACTTCTTTATATAACATCATCCTTGCTCTCGCAAATCTGGGTACACAAGATTGTACGAATGGAGGAACCTGACTTAAACTATCTGAAGCAAACCACGGTTCTATGTGGCTGTCTAAGTTTTGATTGTAATAGAAATCAAGACTTTCCATTAGATTAGAATTTTGCTGACTGATGTAATTCTTGTATGCACTCTTTACGGATGCAAGGACTACAGACTCAGATAGTTCAGGGATTACAACACGATTAACTGACCTGCCGAAATTATACATTTTTCTTTTTCCTTTTATGGTATTGGATTGATGTTCTCCCTTGCTTTTGTAATGCTTTATTCAATTTTCTTCTCTTTCTTTTGCGGTCTTTGGCTCTTTTATTTGGCATCAGTTACCATCTCTGAGTTGAGCCTATCATTCTACGAATAGGAAACTTGTGTGAAACGGCATATGAACAAGCATCGAGTGCGTGAGTGAGTTCCATATTATCTTTCGCCAATCCACCTCGCTTATCTCTTTGACACTGTTCTAAGTCTTTCACTAAGTAAATACAAGAAGGATCAACAGTCATACCGATATTCCCATCAGCATCTTTCAGCTTTCTATTTAAAGAATTGAGTCTGTCTATGTGGCTTGGATGCGCTTTCTTTGCTCTTATTAGAAATCCGTGCTCCCTCAGGATTTGATGATCACTTCTCCTTGAGGTGGTTGAACGTGCCTTGCCAGCAGGGTCTGGATAACACTCAATGTTAGGTGCAATCTTTTTCATCTCAATAGCCAATTCTTCTGTGTTGCTATTCTTCAATCGTATCTCATCAAAGAAGTGTATTGTGCTGTCGGTGTATTCACAGGCAAGAGTAGCGGTCATGAAATCCACGTTGAAGTCCACTCCCCACCATAGCTTATCAGATAACTCCCCTGCCTTAGTACAATGCGTCTCTCTGTCAAAATTGTATGCTGCTCTATTACCAGTGGTTTCAAAACTTCCTTCAAATTCTTGCTTAAATATGGACAAATCCATAGTCCTTCTGGCTCTTTCTATTTCTTCCTTAGGAACCCAACCACCTTCCAGGGTAGTATATTGCCAACTACTCCAATCATCTTCAGCCTGTCCCCTTTGATATAGATCATACATAATATCAAATCCTGAAGGAGTACCAATGAATAATACTTCACCATTAGTAGTGGCTAACATAGGCATAATGATTTCTTCCCATACATGGGGCTTAATGTAAGCCATCTCATCCATTACGCACTTAGTTAATTCAACACCTCTTAGATTGTTCTCGTTATCTGCCCCCTTAACTGCTAACTCAGCACCATTCCCAAAGGTTACACTCATCTCTGATTCATTTAACTTAGCATCTTCAAAGGAATTAAACATCTGCCTCAATACTGGAAAGACAATCATCTTCCCTTGTCGGTAAGTCGGTGTTATGAACCATCTCCTTTCATTGGGTTGGAAAGCATCTTTCAATAAGTACATAAGACTCAATATAGTTTTACCCCATCTACGTCCAGCAACAATAACCTTGAAACGAGCAGGGTCATTAAGGATGTCTCGCCTTGTTTTGTTTACCGACCAATCAATCATCTAAATTATAATATGTAGTATCCCAAATAAATCCAAACCTGTTAGGGTTTTTCATTACCTTAGGGTAATAATCTCTTTGAGACTTTGGCAGGGGTATCTTAGCAACTATCTTTGTTTTATTCTTCATCTATTACCATCACTTGAATCGGTTCTGATTTAGTAGTGCGTTCCTGACGCTCTAATGCTTTACCTTCTAACCTTTCTACAATGAATTGTATGGCTCTTAAATCGCCTCTCTCAGCCAGTTGAAACAGTTTAGCTATAACTACCTCCCTCCTTTCTCTTTCACCCACCTTGCTGAAACTAAACTCTTTTATTAAATCGGTATATGCGTTGCGCCTTCCGTTGGGATTACCAGACTCACCTTTCTTCCATCGGTATTCTTTGCCAATATCAGTGCCTTTCTTAAATCGGGTATCCCCCTTGTTTCCCTCTTGTTTATCCATCATATTCAACAAGCCCCATCATAAAAGGTCTATTTAGTTTTGTAATCAATTCTTTTACCTTGTCTGTATCTATTTCATAAACGTCAAACTCAAGCCGATAGTTCCCTGTGGACTTGAGATTTTTAATACCAACTAATTCAGTTGTGATAGCTATTCCATCTTTGTTCTTTTCTTTAGACATTAACTATAAAATTTTACTTTATAATTTAAAAACCTTTTACATATTATTAAAAACTAAAAAAGCCCCAGTTTTACCCGAGGCTTTTTGTTGGTTTGTTTAGTTGTTATTTTTTATTTATTTTCTCTTCCCAATACTCTATTTCCTTGTCGGTTCCCATATGTTCCAAATGATAAATGGAGAGTCTCGCTGCTTCATGGAAATGGTTGTTACCAGGATCAACGTCTAATCTTTTCATCATTTTTTTAGATTCATTTAAAATAAGGTTGAGCACAGGAAGGATTTTTGCAATTTTAACAGCCCATGATAATTGCAATTTATATTCTTTGATTCCAACTTGAGTATTTTTCATTTACTTGCCCTCTTTTAATATTTAATATCTGCCCGTTTTGAAATACTCTTCATCCCATTCTAAATCTACCATAATTGTATATCCAGGGCTGCGAGTTA